TATTTTGGGGTCACTGCGTACATGAGCAGGAAGTAGCGTATGTTGGCGGAGGTGCAAGCCGCCAATGCCGCGTTTAATACTATTAAGTCGGCTTTAAAAAATGGGCGCGAGTTGTACGATGTTAGCGATAGTTGTGCCACGTATTTCAACTCTAAGTCCGCAATAGCTCGGCGTTCAAATAAAAAGAAAAAAGGTACTCCTCTCCAAAACTTTATGGAGCTAGAAAAGCTAAAAAAACAAGAAGAATGGCTAAGAGAGTGGATGATCTATGCGGGAAGACCCGGATTATATGATGATTGGTTAAAATTTCAAAGTGAGTGTAAGAGGGTTAGAGCGTCAGAAGAACGTAAGCGCAGGGAAAAAGAGAATAGTATGGAGGCTCTGGCGGAAAAGTGGATGAAATGGATGGGCCTAAGTGTTACAAGCCTTGGGTCTTTACTAGTCACAGTGATGGAAGTCTTAAACGCGGCGTAGGAGATGAATATGTTACAAGCATTGATTGGCCCCGTAGCAGGTTTGTTGGATAAGTTTATAGAGGACAAAGACGCAAAGAATGCTTTGGCCCATGAAATATCGACTATGGCAGAGCGTCATGCTCAAGAGCTTGCCAAAGGGCAATTGGAAGTTAACAAAGTCGAAGCTGCAAGCAGTAGTATGTTTGTAGCGGGATGGCGACCCGCGGTTGGTTGGGTGTGCGTTTTGGGCATGGCCTCAAACTTTATTGTGATACCTATGGCGAACTTTGGCCTTGCGTTAGCTGAGTCTGGCATTGTGATACCTTTAATAGAAACATCTACAATGATGCCGGTGCTTATGGGTATGCTCGGACTTGGAGCCATGCGGTCTGTCGAAAAAGTACAGAAAGTGAGTAGAGAAAAATGATCTTACCTTTCCCTATGCCGCAAGTTAGTGAGGAAGAACGTCTTCGTGTCTTAATGCTCAAACAAAAGACAGAAATAGAGGCGCAACGTATTCTAATCAAGAAGTTAAAAGAAAGAGTTGATAAGAAAAATGAAAACTAGCGGAGAGGGAATAGCCCTTATTAAAAAGTTTGAGGGCTGTAAGCTGGAGTCATATCAGTGTAGCGCAAATGTTTGGACGATTGGCTACGGTCATACGGCGGGCGTAGAAGAAGGCGATGAGATAACTCAACAAGAAGCCGATGTTTTTTTAGAGGACGACTTACATGAATTTGAAAAGTATGTACACAAATATATCAACACGCCTTTGGATCAAAATGAATTCGATGCGCTCGTTGCTTGGACGTACAATCTTGGTGCGGGTAACTTACGGGAAAGCACTTTGCGGACTTCTATTAATACTGGTGCTTCTGACGTTCCTTATCAAATAAAGCGTTGGAATAGGGCGGGCGGAAAAGTTTTAAACGGCTTAGTACGACGACGAGAGGCTGAAGCTTTATTATGGGCCGGAGAAGAATGGTCACATATTTAGTTAGAGAAGTAGCCTTCCTTGTATAAGATATGATAGGATAAAACACTACTTTAACAGACAATATGCGTACATATAAGAATGGATGAGATTCGTACTTCCGAAGCAGTTTTTAGAATTATTAGGGATAGAAGACAGAGCATTGTCGATTTAATGATGTACGGCAATGTTAAGTCTATGGAGCAATATCGTGAGCTTATGGGCAACATGGAAGCCCTAAATCATGTGGAACAGGAATTAAAACACCTGCTAGATAAACAGGAGCGTAGTAATGACTAAACCAGAAATTGACCTTTCTGCCGCACCAAATGCCTCTTTTAACCAAATGAAAGAAGAAGAGGAAGCAAAAACCTTACAAGAAGCCTACGTCGAAAAACCCTTTCTTCGTCCTGACAACATTGGTGAAAGTTTATTAGAAAGACTGCCCTCTCCAACGGGGTGGCGAATTCTCATCTTACCTTACCGTGGTAAAGGGCAAACGGAAGGTGGCATCTATTTACCTGACCAAATGGTTGAGCAACAACATGTGTCTACACAAGTTGGATATGTTCTTAAAGTTGGTCCCCTTGCATATAAAGACCCCGACAAGTTCCCATTAGGTTCGTGGTGCGAGGAAAAAGATTGGGTAATGTTTGCCAGATATGCAGGTTCTAGATTTTCTATTGATGGGGGTGAAGTTCGTATTCTTAATGATGACGAAGTTCTAGCCAAAATCTTAGACCCTGAAGACGTTTTGCATTTTTAAGAGGTGATTTATGAATACAGATAAAGACACGCAAGTTGAGTTAGAGGTTGGTGAGAACGATGTCGAAGTTGAAATAGATTCCAACGAAGAAGCATCGATTGTTACCAACGAAGACCAGTTTCAGAAAGCCGACAACTCTACACAGAAAAGAATAGATCGTCTTACCAAGAAGATGCGCGAAGCAGAAAGGCGCGAGTCTGAAGCGGTTAACTACGCTAAACAAGTTCAGGAAGAAGCTCAACAGCTAAAGACTAGAATGAACAATTTGGACAGTCATTATGTTAATGAGTTTAGTAACAGGGTAACTACGCAACAGCAACAAGCTGAAGAAGCTATGCAACGCGCTATGGAAATAGGCGACACCAAAGCCGCGGTCGAAGCGCAGAGAGCTTTAACTTCGTTAGCTATTGAGAATGACAGGGCTCAACAAGCGAAAGTTCAACAAGGTCGTTATCAACAGCAACTGCAAGCGCAACAACAAGCTCAAGTTCAACAGCCCATGCCGCAGCAACAAGCGCAACCTAAAAGGCCCGATCCTAAAGCGGAACAGTGGGCCGTGAAGAACGATTGGTTTGGTCAAGATGAAGCAATGACTTATGCGGCTTTCGGTATACATAAGCGTTTAGTTGAAGAAGAAGGGTTTGACCCCAAGTCTGATGACTACTATACTGAGCTTGACCGAAGAGTTGCGGGAGAATTTCCGCACAAATTTGGTAAACAGAAGAGCCGTCCCGCTCAAACGGTAGCTTCTGCATCTAGACAAACAACAGGGCGCAGTGGGAAAAGGCAGGTTCGACTCACCCCGAGCCAGATTTCTATAGCCAAAAAATTGGGTGTGCCGCTAGAAGAATACGCGAAATACGTGAAGGAGTAGTGAAATGAGTGATACAACAGAAAAGTTAGATGCACCCATCAAACGGGCTTCTCGCGCAAATACACAACGGAGTAAAACGGCAGTGCGTAAGCCGTGGGCTCCGCCGTCAATGTTAGATGCACCACCTGCCCCTGAAGGGTTCAAGCATCGTTGGATTCGATCTGAAACCAGAGGATTCGATGATACTAAGAACGTCAGTGCAAGACTGAGAGAAGGGTACGAATTGGTTCGCCAAGACGAATATCCCGATTTTGAATCTCCAGTAGTTGAAACAGGTAAATACGAAGGTGTTTTTGGAGTAGGCGGCTTACTTCTTGCTCGTATACCCTTAGAAACTGTTGCTGAAAGGACCTCCTATTTTGAAGGTAGGAACCAAGATCAAATGGAAGCAGTGGATCAGGATATGATGCGGGAAAACGCACATTCATCCATGACGATAGCACGACCGGATCGTCAATCTCGTGTAACTTTTGGTGGCCGCAAATGACGGTCGCTTTATAACTAGGAGAAAACTACTATGGCAAATGCAAATACTGCCTATGGTCTTCGTCCTGTTGGTATAGTTGGAAGCGGTGTAAACTCTACTGGGGTGACCCAGTATGAGATCGCAAGCGACAATACTAATGCTATTTTCCAATACGGTATAGTTGTTCCTACCTCGGCAGGTGTTATTGCCTTCGCTGGTGCAACTAACGGTGGAACTACTCAAGCATTAGGTGTACTGATGGGCGTAGAATACGTTGATGGAGTAACAAAGAAGCCTACGTTTCTTAATTACTGGCCCGGTTCCAACTCAGTAAGTGTTGACACCAATCACCCAGTAAAGGCTTTTGTTGCCGATGATCCCATGCAAATCTTTAAAGTGTCTTCAGATGCCACATTAACCAACCGCGCCACTGCACAAGCGGCTGTGTTTGCTAATGCTAGTCTGGGAACGTCTGCTAGAACGGGTTCAACAAACACAGGGTCTTCCAACTCTCAGTTGGGTGTAAGCACCATTGCAACTACGGCTACCCTGCCGTTAAGAATTGTGGGTATT